AATCGCCTTTCTTTAAATTTTCTAATTTTTCTTTATATTCGGATATACTATTCTTTATTACGTCAATTTCATAATCTGTTATTTTATATGCTTTTTGATACTTGATTAGGTTTTCTTTAGCTTGCACTTCCATCAATATATTATTTTCAGCATGTCCTTCAACGGCCATTCCACTTTTTATTTGTCCATAATGAATAAGCTCTTCGTAAAATCCCGACGCTGAAACGTTTGTGTGCATTATCATTGTACCATCGGAATATGTAGCTGCTTCTTTGCCCGTGAAAAGTAAATAATTATCTATTTCTGCGGATTGATCTAATATAACGCCTTTTTCAGCTAAATTATTTTTTACTCGACTTATAATATCTTGCGAAATAGGTTCTTGTTTATCAAGAATTTCTGCTGCTTTTTCCGAATCAAACATAACATTTTTCCCACCGCCTGAATCCATTATACCACTGTCCGGCGCATTTGTCAATACATTTTCACCCTGTTTTTTTGCGCCACCCGAAAAACTATACCCCTTCAGCACACTAACCATCGTACACCGGCAATTTATGACCTCCTCCGGCGGCCCGTCAGGGTCGAGCGGATAATACAGCCCATTTGAAAATTTATCGTTTACCCCCACTTTCTCCCCATGCATGTGCAAGTGGCTGTCGCGGGTTCTCTTGTCGTTCGTGGCAATCCACTGCTTGTCCATTTCGATGCCCATGTCCGCCGCCTGCTCAAATCCGAGCATCCGCCCCTGATTGGCCACTCTCAGCGTTTCGGTCCGCGCGATCGTCCGCGCCTGTCTGCGGCTGACATCCGCCGTCTGCTTTATTCGCGTCGTTATCTGCGGTATGCTCTCGCCGAGTATGATCGCCTGAAGCAATTCGTTTTGCAGCCGCGCCGTTATGGCCTTATCGTCGCCCAGACGGCCATACGCCCGCTCCCGAACATACCCTCTCGCGATATCTTTTTGCGCTCTCACATATTTTTCGCGCGCCCCGACTTTCTCAAAAGGCATGATATCGCTGTCGAGTATGGCCTTTAGCTGGTTTTTGTCATAAATTGTCCAGTCAACCGCGAAACCAAGCTGATTGTCGACCGAATCCAATGCCCCTCGATAATTTATATCGAATATGTTGAGTTTTTCGCCCTCGATGATTTTACGCGCCGTCTCGCTTGTATTCGCAATTTCGTTCGCTATATTTTTCACAATGCCCGCGGTGCGTTCAACCTGCGTTTTGTAATTAATCGCCGCCGTCCGGATCTGCGCCTCGGTCATCCCTTTTTCCCTCAAGGCGTCCGGGGCGAACTTCGCGAGCTTTTCAATGGCTTTTTCGTTGTTGTCACATGCTTTTAAATATGCGTCAAAATATGCTTTCTGCAGCCGCACATCAAGATTTTTCATGCGCCGGTCGGTTGCGCGCGTCCCGTCGTCAACAGCCATGATTATTCAGCTCCCGCCGGATCAGCTCCGGTCGGATCGCCTTCCGGCAGCGGCTCGGCCATGCCCAGCTGTTCTTTTTCTGCGTCGTCAAGTATAAGCTCGATAGAATCGTCGGGGAACAGAGGGTCAAGGACCAATTTCCACCTGAACGGCAACTCTGAATACATATTTAATCTCTGCGTGATTTCCATATCATTGCTTACGGTTTCGTGCTTAAACTTGACCAATGTATTTTTTATACCTATCAGTTCAAGGATGTTATCAACAAACCGCGCGGCTTGCCATTCCATATCGGAAACCTTGAGCTTTTCGGCATGATAACTCGCATTTATCGCAGTCGCCGTAAGGTTGCCGCCCGTTATTTCCTGCGGGTTCGTTATCATGGCGTCACGGAAAATCGCTTTTTCAAGTTCCTCTAAAAACTTCATCGTCGCTTCATACGGCAAATCAATGGTTTCCGGTGTTGCTTTCGCGTCTCCGTTCGGCGCAATGATCCCAAGACGCTCAATCGCATTTTTTATCTCGGTCAAATGTTCCTCGTTGCCGCTCATGCCCTCTAAAACCCAATAAAGCACTTTCGTTTTCAAAGATGTATCTCCGAATGTCGTCATAATAGCGTCATATAAATCAATCTTCGCTCTAATCGGCGGCGTGAGCTCGCTGACTTGTTTTTTATTTGCATACATCGCAATGACAGGCAAACCGATATAATTTTCGCCGCCGACGATTTCCTCTCCCATGGCGTCTCTGCGTATAATCTGGCTGTACGCCTGTTTCGGTTTGGCAGGTATCAATTCGCCGCCTTTCGCCGCTCTTGTATATTCCGTCCATCCGTCCAGCTCGAATAATTGTATCGTCCACGGTTTATCAGCTTCTAACTGCCAGAATCTTATCCCGGCTTTGTCCGCTCCGGTCCGCTCGTCTTTCAGCGGGAAATACTCTTTCGCCGTGAACATCTGCAAACGGTCAAAATTCCAAAATCCGTAACAAACTTTGTGGATGGCGGCATTCGTCGCGATATCTTTCGCCGTATTGTCGAAATATTTCCCGAGCCTGTCTTTTGTTTCCTGATTATCAAGCTGCACGCCGTTATACCAGAGCCTGTTGACTTGCAAAACTATAAGCCGCCTGAATATACCCGACGGAACCCTTATTTTTGCGAAAACATCAACGGATCTGTCTTTTATTTCGACTTTTGCGGAATACGCCTGCAGAGCAGGGTTCTCGCCGTTGTAATATGCTTCGTTCCTGAGCATATCGGCGTAATCTGCGCTTGCTGTATAAGCATCGATATTTTTTGTTATATACGCTTCAAGCGTTCCGCCTGCCTTTGCGGCTTCCATTTCATTAAATGAAAATATCATGTTTTCACCTTTGCCCTATTAATTTTATGGGCTCTTTGACCCAACCCAGCGTGTGGCATACATATCTGAAACTGTCCATGGCATGGTCCTTTTCTTTTATCGGTTTGTCTTCCGCAGATTTATTGTCCCAGCTGTACGACGCGAATTCGTCGATTATATTTTCGCATGATTTGTTGATTTTGACTGCGCCGCGTTGTAAAGCCACGCAGCAATCGGATATGCCCGGCAAAACGTCGTTTTTTGCGCTCCTGACGATATATTTCCCGCGCGAGCGGATCTCGGCTATAAAATAAGTCGCCGACGGGTCGACGATAACACATTCGATTTTTTTGTTACCCGCCAATCTGCCAAGCTCTGCGTAATAATCGCTCGTGGTCTTTTGGCTGTTTGTATCGCGTCCGCTGTGAAAATATTCGGAAACGCAATAATACACTCCGTTCGCAAGCCCCCACAATGTCATCGCCGTCGCGTTCTGTGTGCCATAGTCGACACTTATCCAATATTTTTGGTAAGGCCGGGGTTCGTCGGGCGAAACATGAAAATCTTCGTTGAACATGGGATATATTAAGCCTTCGGCTTTTTTCCACAGCCCCAAAATATATCGGTCATAAAAAACCGTACTGGCATATTCTTTTTTTAGCTCTTCTTTTTCCCGCTCCGGGTAATTCGGATTGTCGTCAATCGTGTAATGCTGGCAATATATATCAAGGTCTTTGCTCTCGTATATAAATTTATATAAAAAATGATTCGGGCTTTCGGGGTTTAACGTTCCGTCGAAACACGATACAGGTGAACGCAGCCTTGATTTCGCGAAATTGAAAACTTCTTCGCTCCATTTAGCGACTTCATCGCCATATAGATACTTGAACGTTGCTCCTTGTATTTTGCTGACCTGATTCGCTTTTTCCGCTCCGAGACAATAAACGTCTTCGTTTAAAATATTCGCCACATTCCGGCTGTTTATAGCCCCAATAGTTTCCCCGTAAAATTCCCGCATGGGCCTTAACACATTGCGCTCAATCGTTTCCTTTGTAACCCCCATAATCACGCTTATGCCGCTTTTGCCTTTGCGTTCCAGTATGCGCTGCGGTATGATGTATGCGCTGTCAATATATGATTTTCCGGCTCCGGTGGCGCCGACCTTTATGTTCCATCTATGCGTCGCTTTCTGAATGTATTCTGCTTGTTTGTTTGTTAATTTCATCGGATTGTTTTTTCACCTCGGACAAAACATTTGATACAAGCTCGATAGTTGATTCGTCGTTTTCAGCTTTTGTCGAATAGCCATGATTAGACATCCAGAGCCCCGCAAGTTGCGATGGTATGATTTGCAATTCAAACTTTTTCCTCGCGTCTATCTCGCATTCTTCTTTCATGCGTGTAACCGTGTCCCCGTATTTTTTTGAATTTGCGTAATTTTCATAAAATTTCGACCTTGAAAGCCCGACAAATACGCAAAATCCCTCGATTGTATAGGTCACACTCCGCCGTAATTCTTTGCTTACAAATTCGCTGTTTTTCGCGCTGAAATCGTGCGTGAGAACGATTTGATTATTGCAATCGTCTTTATATTCTTCCCATAATTTTTTCATATGTTCAATCGATTTTATTATTCTCGGAGCTCCCAAAATCATCTCACCGCCTAAAAACCCACGAAAAAGAGCCTCCTCGTTAAGGCGGCTCGATTTTTTATAATCATCCATGATACGATTATAAATCAAAAGGCGGGCACGTGCGTGTTAAATGTGAAATATTTTAAACTTTTTTTTCCAATAGCCAAAAAAAATATCGTCTTATCTTTTCATAAAATACATTTCGCCCAACTTTGATAACGATCCCGCAAGCCATCATTTGGTCGTAAGAAACGCCTGTCGTTACATTTTTCAGCAACGCCTGATAATCCTCACCCGCCGCCCGAAACGCCGTTCGCTCAATCAACTCGCATTTTTCCCGCAGCCAAATAGCTCTTATTGCTTTGTTGCCCGTAGGGTCTGAATGCCGCCCATTTGGCCCTGAACATGTCACAAGTCCGTTCCCGCCGAAGGACTTCTCTGCCTTTTCTATTTCGTCTTGAAATTCTTTATAGCGCAGACAAAAACGGCAGAGCTGATAATATGCGTTATTGCTGATTTTAAATTCTCCGTTATATTTATTCATGCCCATTTTGATACCCCCTTGACAAAAAAAACAAAAAAGTGTATAATGTGTAATGATATATTACAAGGGCAGGGCAAAGTGTTTCAAAGGTTACCTTGCAGAGAGGGCCGCCGGACCGGGCGGCCCTTTCCTCTTTCCGCCGGCTGGCCGGCTGATAAAATTCTGATTTACCGAAAATATTTTGAGATTCCGCGAAAAATAGTTGACTAAACAATATAAACATGGTATAATATAATTCCAAAAATAACAAAGGAGGTCTTTGTCATGGGTACGTTTACCGAAAAACAACTGAAAGATATAAAATATTTCAAAAGCAATTTGAACGAATTTTTGCGCAATGCGTTGTTGGTGAACAAGTATGTCGTGATATCCGGGGAGGAAATCAAGAACAGTTTTGACACGATCGACAACGCGGTGAAGTATGCCGTTGACAACTGTAGGGTGGGCGAGTATATAATCCAGCGGATCGTTGATCCTAACAAAGTAGTAAACTTCGTAAAGGCGGCGATTGTGTAATGGCACATTATTTTTCCAACAATTTCCAAATTAAACTGACTCCTGCGCCAACAGAACCAACCAATATCGCCGTTCAAAGCGTCTCATTTCCATTAATGCACTTTGGCTTCAATATGCCCGTCATCGTCAATAGTGTCCCGTTGGACAAAGAAAATTTAGCCGTCAAGAGTAAATTGGTCATGGCTCATTTCGATACCGGCGCGTCAATTACCTGCGTAGACGACAAATTGGCGGACGAGCTCGGGTTAAACTCAGTCGGAATGTCTACAATACAAACAGCCAATAATCTCAAGGATGTCAACCAGTACATAGTGGAAGTGACTTTTCCCAACACCGAATTGAAAGGTTACTGCTTAAGCGTAAACGCGTGTAGTTTGCCGTATAATCCGTCTCGTGCGAACGATGACCCTCAAAATTTCGGAGTGCTGTTGGGCAGGGATATAATGGCGAACTGGAATATCGTTTGGAACGGGCCCACTTCGACCGTCATAATTTCAGACTAAATATATCTTTTCGTAAAACGCTTGCTGTTATTGGCGGCGTTTTCCATTTTTCCCCTTTCCGCCGGTTAATCCGGCTGTTTTTGTTGTTGTGTTTGGGCTATACTCCGCCGCTGAACCAGAAGTACAGCAGGTAGTACAGGTTGACCATGAAACAGATCAAGAAGCACGCCGATAATATTATGTTTACCCATTTTGATCGTCACCTTCCTCGAATTTTGTGTTGCTGTACGCGTTTTTACCACACGTGGGGCAAGGGTATGTGTAATAAGGCGCGTTGTATAAACAGCCTTTACGGCACTCACCTTTTTCGCACGCAAATATACACCCGCAATAATGACACTTAAAATATAATATTCTTTTCTCCGGTACCTTGCCCTTTTTTATGATTTTCATTCGGACTCACCCCCTCCGAATTGTTTTTCATCAAACTGCCAGTTGTCACGGGCATGCCCACATTTACGGCAACGGCCATCTGTTTTTCCGTTTAAATTTATATTACAAGTAACGCACGAGAATGCACCGTCCCCGGGTTTATGTTTTTTTGCCGCCCGCTCCAGAGCCAACGCGCGTGATTTCCAGCTGTCGCGTTCCTTGCAGGTCTCGTTGAGCACTTTTATTGTTGCGTCAAGAGCCTGTAAAGCAGGGGGTTCGCTGTCCCATTTGGCAAATATATCTTCCGTCATTCGCTTTGCCCTCCGAAAATCTCGCGCCACTTCGCCGCCGCCGCTTCTGCTTCCTCGAATGTGCGGAAATAATTACCGGATTCGTAATATCGCTCACACGTAGAACCCTCATACTCTCTATATGGGACTTTCCGCCCAAATTCATCGATAGTCCAGAATCCATCGTTGATATTTGCGCGCCATCGTGGCGGTGCTGGCGGTCAGCGGCGAGTACAGCACCGGCATGATCCGCATCACCCTGGCCGCGACGCCGCGCCGGGCCACGGTCCTGGCCGCTAAAGCTGTTGTGGTCACCGGCCTGACGGC